AAATATCAGCAGAGCCAAACTGAACCCTGATTGCATCACAAGATACTTGGGCAGAGGCAGTGATACTCGCAGAGGCGTCTTTGACGATCTGGGCATCACAAGAAACTGAAGCAGCGCAAGAGATACTTCCCGCGCCAGCAAAAATGACGCTAGACCCTGAAGATACGGTAGCAGTCGCATTGACCGATCCGTAAGCATCCCACAGTGTGACCGATGTTTCGTATAGAGCGCTGTCTAACGAAAGAGTGAGGTCATCTAAACTCGCCTTGAGGTTGTCAAGTGAGTCTAGTGTCCACGGTGGGAGTAGGTCAGCCATCTCACGCGAGTGTCACGCTCAGAGAACCAGAAGCGATGCGGAAAACGTCCCCGGTAGAGATAGCCTTAGACGCATCCAGAGCAGTGTGATAGAGAAGATTCCCAGAGGTCGAGGCATCACGAATCCCGATATGCGTCACAGTACCCCAAGACCCACCAGCTTGCGGAAACTCCACCGCAGCAGAGTTAGTCGTAACTCCGTTGCTCGGTGAGCCAAAAGTCACAGACTGTCGAGCGTAGGAAGTACCAGAAACCTCCGTTCCCGTGTCAGCATCGGTCGGGTCTGAGGTATACAGTGCCACATAAACCGTGGTGGGGGTGGTGTAACTGGTATTCCGCAGAGTTGCGTTAATCAGCGCATTCTCAAGATAGTTTGACATTTCAGACATGATTTACCTCAGTGAAAGTTTCATTGCGAGAGGAACACCTGAATACTGACCTTGTTGGTCGGAGATATTCAGAGTCTCGATTGCTCGGTTATACATAGAACCCCATGTCTGAATCCGAGCATCATTCATAATGTACGGCTCTGCCTCTAGGAGTGCAGCATACAAAAGCGCATCAGGCGTGTTAGCCATGAAGACGTTGCTTGTGTTTGAGTCACTCAAGAAAGTGGGCGCAGCGTAATACAAGAGTTCCAGCGTGTAATTTGAATCTGGGATAGGAGCCAGTTCAAACTCCAAAGCCATGATTGTGTAATCAAGAGGCTTTCCACTCTCTGCCCGGCGTGTATTCCGAGAAAAAGACGAAGGACTAGAGTAAGTCAGAGGCTGGACAGGATTCAAATCAATGAAAAAATCCCGCACTTCAAGAAAGTCTGAGGGAAGTTCAACAGTTGAATCACCCCCAGTCGTGGAGGTTGTCACTGTCTTGAGCATTTGTCGGATTCGCAACTCACGGCGCAGCCGAATCTCTGCGAAACGAATGAAGTCGGGAATTTGATCCGTGAGGTCAGTCCTTGCCAAGTAATTAGCAATCGCTGTTTTCAAATCTGAATATGTAGAAATCATAGATCATCCCATCCATATTCATACGTTCCTATGTGCCGAATGTGCATTGACAATTCATGGTCAACGTATGTAGGTATCCCATTATCCCATGCCTTCGCACAAAAATAAATGTCTTCTCCTACCAATCCACCCTTTGCTGTTGTTTCAAACCAGAACCAAGGCTTTTCCATTTGGAATGCTTCTTTTCTGGTTAACACCATTCCAAATCCCACACCTACAATTTGCTCTAGTCCCTCTTTACCTTTTGAGAAAACCTTTACAAGTTGATTCGTATTTGGATCAGCATCCAGTGCTGTAGGTTCAACTGGTTTTCTTCGGGTTGTTGCGTTAACACCAACAATAGGAACCTCTCGGCTTAACATGATCTGAAGTGAGTCTTTTGGAAATCTCATATCAGAATCAATCCAGAGAATCGCATCAGCACCATCGGCTAAAGCAGTCTCTGCGAGCTTTTGTCTTTGGTTGAATATCAGTGTCCCAGGCATTTGATAAATCCGCAGGGAACCGCCTTTAGAGCATCGCGTAACGCCATCAAAAGCACAGAGTTTGGCTAAGATCAAAAGCAAAGCCAGCCATGACGGTATCACGGCAGGGAACACAGATTGCAATATTCATACTTCTCCTGGACGGGTTCTGAAGAAACGGTTATCAGGATCATTCAGGAAAGCCTTAAAGCCTCGTTGATCCATAACCGCAAACCCGCGCATTATCCCCTTTTTGTTAAGGTCGTCAATAACAACCATGGGGAGGGAAGCAATTTTTGTCAGTTCGCCCCACTTCGCTCGTTCGTCAATAGCGTTGTATTGGGCTTTGTTCTGCTCGATGATCTGTGAAACGTCTTGTCTGACTTCTAAAACGTCACTTCCGTCAATCGAGTGAAAGAGAGTTTGTTTACCAGCGTTATCTGCGACAAGTTTCATAAAAAAAGGGGGGTGATTAGCCCCCCATTTAGATTAGGCAACAGCCAAATCAGCAGCGATACCGTGGGCAGCCTCGTTACGGACTTCCAAGGTCAACTCAGCCAGAATCTGAGTCTTCTCGCTGTCGCCAGTCTTAGCCAGTTCGTTCGTGGCGAACGGACGCAGATAAGCCAGAGCAGCGTACTCAGGGTCGAGCACCAGAGCGTCACGGGTACGCATGAAGCGGTTAGGCACGACAGAAACCGTACCGAAATCGCTCATGTACACATCAGCAGCGCCGATGATGGTGGTCGGCTCATTGGAGGGAGCCATGTAACGCTGTGCAGCGATACCAGCGAAAGCAGAAACGGCTTGTTTCTGATATGCGCCAACCATCAGAATCTTGGGGTTGCCACCAGAGGAGTAAACCTGCTGAATAACATCCTTCAGGATGGTTTCGGTAAAGCTACGGGCAGTGCCGTCAGTACGGGTAGAAACACCGATGGTCGTGGGGTCAGCACCGGAAGTGCCCACCGAGCTGTTGGTGGTGATCCAAGACAGCAGCGAACCCAACTTGCGAGCGGTAGACGAGTTACCAGCAGAACGGCCTTGGTTAGCCGAAATGATGGTTTCAATGTCGCGCTTGATCTCAGCAGAGGCTTTAGCCAGTTGGTAAGCCTTTTCAGACTTGCGACCAGCTTTGTCCACGGCGTCCAAAGTGCCGGAGATTTTGACGGTCTTCTGAACGATCTGGGTATAGTTGCCCAGGCGAGTCGTGGGACTCATCGTTGCATCAGTGGCGTCATCACCTTCCACAGCGGCGTTGTTGGTCGTGGCAGCAGCCAGCGAGTCAGTTTGCCACTCATGGTAAACGGCGGTTGCCTTGGATTTACCAACCGACGACATGATCGGGGTATCGGTGGGGGAGATGTTATAGATAACATCCGACAGGTCTTCACGCTGACCAATAGCGGTGTAGGTTTGATAGGTAGCCATTTTTGTTCCTTACAAAAAGCGTTCAAATGCGTTTGCAGCATCACGCACATTTCCTGTACGTTTTAACTGCGCCATAGCTTTTTTACGCTGCTCAGAATCCACATCGCGGCTTTGAGATACACCTGATTTCATTGTTTTAGGAGCCTCGGTAACCTTCTTGGTTACGTTCGGTTTTGCCTTCTGCAATGAGGCGTACTTCATGCCCTGATACAAACTGAGCACAGCGCGAGAATCATATATATTGGCTAACTCTTGATCTGTCCATCCAATCGACTTAGCGTATTCGCGAATGTCTCGCCGAATTTGATCGCCTTGCTTCGGGTCAGCGTAACCAGGAATTGAGGTAGCTAGTTTAGAGCTTTCCTCTGCAATGTGAGATTTCAAACGCTCGGACTGCTCGGCTTGTTGCTGTTGGGCAATGCGTTGCTGTTCGGCTTTCAAAACCGCCATTTGCTCCTTGCGTTGCTGTTGTTCAGCAACCTTTACGGCATAACCAATGGGGTCAGTTTCTTTAAGAGCTTCCAAGTTTTCACCCTTGGTCTGTTGCTGGAGGAATTGCTCCATCATTTGCAGACGTTGGGCGTATTGATCTCGGAGTTTGTTCGCTTCGGAAATCTTCGCACGTTCGGCTTCCACCTCTTTGCGTTGCTCCGAAAGCGTTTGGGTTTTCTTGGTGTAGTCTTGTCCAAGTTGGTAGCCCTCAATAAGCTGTTCAAGAGTCACTTCGCGTTCTTCGCCAGCCGCTTTGACCTTAAAAGTGCTAGGTTTCTCTGTCTCAACTTCTTCATGCTCTACCAACTCATCCTCGACAGCCTCTCCGGCTTCCTCGGAGATTTCCTCAGTTTCGGTTTGCCCAGTGGGTTCCTCTGCTGAATCCATCATTCCAAGAAATGCGTTTGCGGCTCCGTCCACCGTCAGCACACTTCCTTGCGGAGTCGTGTTTTCGCTCATTTCAATCCCAAATTGTCAGCACAAACGGTGTGCCACCGCCTCGTTAAAGGATTTTCCATTTCTTTTGTTCGATTAACTTTGTGTTAGCAATCGACTCAAAATGTGTTAATACTGATTGTATTGCATTTATCTTAACGTATGCAATCTCTCTTTTGTCTTGTTCGTCAGGGAGAGAATTCAATATATTGTTAATCTCTGCCTGACGCAAACGATCCATTTCCTCTTTGAAGAAATCGTCATTTATCAGATTCTTAGCGAGTTGTGGACGATCCAAGGATTCCTCCGACTGCGTTTGTGATATTCGATGGCATGGATTGCTGAGTAAATTCTGCGCCCATGATCTGGTTAACAATGTCACTGACGTTAACAGGAGTTCCCATATACGCACCGCCGTATGTTCTTGGGGTAGCCCATTGAGTGTTTTGCAGTCTGTTAATGTTGTCCAGAATTGAGTTCAAATCAATCGGGGTGAAACTCTGGTCATAAACCGGAGACTTCCAATCTGTCGGGACTGGGACAATATCGAATCCAGTCCTTTGAGTTGGTTGGGTTTCGTTATTGAGGACGCTATCAGCAACTCCAACAATGCTCGCTACTTTGGCAACATCTGAGAGCGTTTTTATGACGTCATCAACGCTTGCGCCACCACCTGTGTCGTTATTTGTCGTAATGACATTGGCAATATCCGTCAGAGTGTTTCCGGCAGTGTTATCAGCAGCCAGGTCTTGACCTGAAATGTCAGAGCCTTCCGTAGCTAGTGCAATGGAAATGTCTTCTAGCGTGTTTGCCGTTCCAGTCTTTAAGTCAGACGCCAAGTCTTGACCAGTGATGAGAGAGCCTTCACCAGAAAGAGCTTTTGTAATATCGTCTAAGGTATTTGCAGTACCCGTTCCAAGATCGGAGGCTAGGTCTTGCCCAGACAAAACAGTATCTTGATTCAGAACGTTAACAATGTCTTGTAGAGTGCTTCCGTTGATCGTATCCGCAGACAAATCTTGACCAGACAAAAGAGTGTCGCTAGTAGTCCCAATCGTGTCGCTTGTGGTTCCAATCGTATCAGTTCCAGTTACGATGTTATCCGCAAGCGTAGTAACAATGTCTTGCAGAGTATTGCCAGTGATTGAATCAGCGGCTAAATCCTGACCTGAAACAAGAGTGTCTGTTCCAGTGTTCACCAATGTCGTGATGACGTCCTGAAGCGTATTTCCAGTAATGGAATCGGCAGCTAAGTCTTGACCTGACACCAGAGTATCCATTGCGATGTTGTTCACCAGATTAGTGATGACGTCTTGGACGGTGTTTCCCGTGATGTTGTCAGCGGCTAAGTCTTGACCAGATATTAGAGTTTCTTGTGTTGCAGGTAAATCGAGTACCTGATTAACTTCAGCCTCAAATTCATTTACTGGTTTAACGCTTTTTAACCCAGAGGTTAAAGCATCCTCTAAATTCTGACCAGACAACAATCCCTGCAAAGTTCCCGCAGCCACTTGTCCAGCCGCTTGCGATCCTGTTGCTTGAGAAACATCGCTAGAGACACCAAGCTGATTCACGCCCTCTGCGATTGCAATCGTTTTAGCAATGTCAGCAGCACTCGCGCCTTCGTCAATCGCGGTTGCTACACTCAAAACAGTCCCAAGACCTGGGGCGATTGCGTTACCAACAACCGTTGCGATTGGTCCTAAGTCTTTGATAATGTCGCCAAAAGAGCCAATCATCGAACCCAAGAGTCCACCACCTTGTCCAGGCGTGTAAACAACCTGTTTGGTGTAGTCTTGAATCGGCGTGTATGTTCCAGTCTTTGGATCGGCTTGAATAACCCCATGGATCATCCCGCCAGCGACTTGGTTAGGCGTGGAGAATTGGTACACGCTAGGTTGAGATGTTTCTCTCAAGTCCAATCGACCGCGATTAGGGTCGGACGGATCAACAATGGCTAACTGACTAGTCTCATAACCAAACTCATCAGCCCCAAGTGGAATCTGCCTGATCTCGGCAGTTCCTTTTTGCATTGCATCAGAAACACGCGAAAACGCTTCGGACTCGTTTGACCAGTAGTTTCGTGTTGCAAGGCTGGCTAACTGTTGCGGAGTCAGATTAGGATTGTTTGCCACCAACTCAGGGGTGACATTCCCATAAATCTTCTGTGCGTCAGCCAACAAAGTCTGTCGGCGTTCAGTTTCTTTTTGCTCTGCTGCAATACGCTCTTGATTAGCCCTGTTTTCGGCTGCATATTCTTCAGCAGTCTTAGTAGACGGAGAGAGAAAAGCATCACCAACAAAAGCAAAACCAGGGTCTTTTCCTAAATAAGACTTTAACAAACCCATTTGGTCTATTAGGTTGACAACTCCATCACCATTTACGTCATATTTGAGATCAGGCTCCATCTTGCCCGTAAACATTTTTGAGGCTGTCAATGAATCCTGTAATGTCGGTTTTGTAGCCATGATTAGCCTGGGATTTCAATGTTGGAGGTAATGCCTGCGCCAACTTTCATTGCTTTGAGTTGCGCTTCAGCCTCGAATTCCTGACGTTTCATCTCCATCTCAGCCATGAACTTCTGTTGTTGGAGTTGTAGGTCAGCCGCAGCCTTCTCCCTTGCCAACTGAATGTCTGCTTGTGCTTTCGTTTGCTGGACTTGAATGTCAGCTTGAGCCTTTGCCATCGCAGCCTGCGCCACCGGATCAACTTGAGGTTGTTGCGGTTGGGCAATCTGTTGTTCAATCTCTGGAGTGATCGGTTTATAGAACTCAGCAGAATCCTTAAACCCTGCAGCCTCTACCATCCGACCTAAAGTGTTGCGGTATTGACCCAAACTCACCAGAGGATTGTTTAGACCGTACTGGGCAAGCATTTGCTCTTGTTTGCCAAGAACCATCGCCAGCATAGCCATTTGTTCTTGACGATTGCCAGCACCTAACCCCACGTTAATGTCTACATCGTACTGATTCGACCATTCTCTCGGGTCAAACGATACGTAGTTACCACGCAAACGGATCATGCGCGGTTTATCTTGGTACTTACAGAGTAGATGCAGGATGCCCTTGAAAAGCGATTTAACGCCCGTTTCTGCAAAGATTCGGGCAATCATTTCAATCTTGCCTGCGCTGGCTTGTTGCATCGAGGCAACCGCAGCAGCAGTGACGTTCTGGAGAATACTCGGATCAAGACCTTGGGAGGCGTCAGTCACTCCGGTGCGCTTTTGTTGAACTTGATCGAGATAGGTCAGCATCGGGAAAGCCTGACCTGCCATTGACTGAACATTCAACTGTTGGACAGCGCCTTGAGACTTAACCCGAATCACACCGCCCGCAGTAGACGTCAAGAGATCATCTAAATTGACCTGACCATCAACCGCAGTGACGCGAGTGGAGTTAGTCAGATACAGGTTATCCAGAATCTGACGGGTGATCGTAGTCTTGATTAGCTGAATATCCACGGTCCTGTCGGCAAGCGAATTGCCAAAGAACTTGTGCGGAATAGGAATGGGACACAGAGAGTGGAAAGGGATGTAATCAACTTCTTCCTCACTCAAAATCTCACTGCCTGCGTAGAAGACTTGGAGAAGTTGAGCTATACCTCGTTTTGTTCCCTTTCGGATATAGCACTCGAAAACCTCAACAGTCTGCATCCATGTATCCAAAGATGCCATGTCATCAGGAATCTCACCGTTGTCGAATCGAGCCAGTCGCTCCGGTGTGTATGTCAAAGAATCAGAAGCAGGCAGACCCTCTACGATCTTCTTAGAGAACCCCATCGCCACCAAGTCAGAGCGAGTCATCAATCGGCGATGTGCGACAAACGGAGAATCTTGGATGTTCTTTGCTCGCTTGGAAATCAAGAATTCCTCGGGAGGAATGTTCTCGACAACAACCTTGCCTGTCTTGGATTTCTTCTGTACGGTAACAGCATAGATTGAATAGGTCGCAGGCATCCCATCCGGTCCGATGGGTTGAAGTCCATCAGGTCCAACAATCGGGAAAGTCTGGGTATCCTGTTCGATAATCTCCATTGACTCATCAGCCATCAACATAGCCAATTCGTCTTCTGTGAGATTCTGATACTTCTCTCGCGTAATATCTTCAGACTCGTCCCAATATGCTTTAACCACTCCAACCTTTTGTAGGAGAGCGTCTTTAAACCAGTCGTGAAGAATCAGGGTTCCATCGTTGTCTCGTTGAAGAACCCAGTTACAGTAATCAGTAGCTTGTTTGGCAGCTTGTTCGTCTTGAGGACCGCGAGGATCAAACCTGACTACTTCATCCGATGCGGTAAAGATACGAACCAGAGAAGGCAAAGCCCCATCAATAGCTTCTGCGACCTCTCCGGTGACAATCTGACTCTTACCTTCGACCTCGTTGCCGTAGGGTTGACGGAGGTAAGCCCTTAGTGCTTCCTCACGCTGAATCGTTGTTTCGGTTTCTAAAAACCCGAGTGCGTTGTCAATCTCGGATTCAATGATCGCTTTCAGTTCTTGGCTCATTTGTGCCTTTCGGGGGTCTACCCAGCTTGGGTTTCTCCGATTGTAATGCTTTAACTAGATTTTCTAGTATTTCAATGCGTTGCTCAAGAGCGTCAACTCGCTTTGAGGGAACCATGTCACCTTGTTTTAGTAAATACATCAGACGATCCATTTCGGTAGTTTGTTAATAGAAGAACCCCAGGAAGAACCTTCATCAAGTCCTATCGCTAGGTAGCGAAAAGCATCGGAGCCATGACTAGACCAATCGTGTAAAGGTCTATCAAAGAAAACTTTACGTTTTTCGTCATAGTCTCGACGATAATTTCTAAGGCAGTCCAATCCCTGCTTAACTCTTGGAATGTTAAACCAGCATCTTGGAAGCAATCTTCTAACAGCCTGGATACCATCATCAACAGACATTCTTGGAGCTATCCTGATGTTAAGTCCTGCCTCTTGCAGCACTTCTAATCGGCTTCTTCCAGAGCCTAATTCCCTGACCTGAACGTCATGTGGAAGAATCTGATCTGCTTTTTCCCATCCGTTATCCCGTAGCCAACTTACATACTTATCTAGTCCCACTCCATTGTTTTCATAATAGTCTATAAGTCTTATTTCAGAGCCTGCTATCTGAACAACCCAAATAGCTGTTGAATCTCCCATGCCCAAATCCCAAGCGCATTTTGTTTGACAAAGATCGTCTCTTGGTATTTCTTGAAAACGATTCTTTGACTCAAGATCGTTAAGTATTTGACCATAATATGAACCCTCAACAGCAGCATTAAATGAACACTCAAACTCTTGCAGATATTTGTCTTCACCCATTTCTGACCTTGCAGCTTTTAATTCTGACTCTGCAATTACGTTTGTCTGACTTGCCTTAAACTCCAGCAAACCCCAACCATCTTCGGTTTCTGCCCTGTCTCTTAGGTCTTTGAAGTGATTGTGACCTTTTGGAGTTCCAATAAATAAACACCATCCTAAACGGTCAGATAAAGCAGGTCGAATGATGTCAGTCCAAATGACTGGATTTTGATCTCCAACCTCATCAATTACAGCACCATCAAAATACTGACCACGCAAAGAATCTGGGTTATCTGACCCGTATAGTTGGATTCTTCGTCCCCAGAAATCAATTCTCAATTCAGCAATGTTTGCGGTTGCTCCGAGTGGGAGTGTGTACTTGAGAAGGTAATCCCAAGCAACCCGCTTGGCTTGTCCGTAGGTTGGGGCGATATAAGCATATCGAGGGTTTTCCTTTTCGTTCAGAATGGCGCATTTGATAATGTGATTTAGCGCAGCCACCGTCTTGCCAAAGCGCCGATGAGCCACGACCACCGTAAATCGTTGCTGCTCCAGTAATTCATGCACCTTTAGCTGATGCTGCCGAGGTGCGTAAGGGATTGTTATTGTGCCCATTGAACCTTAACTGGACTGCCATCAGGACCACTTATTTCATGTGTGTGTGTTTCTTTCCATCGTGCCCTGGTCTTTAGCCAGAAAATAGCCGCAGCAGTGTTTCCGTTCTTTGCCTGTTGAAACAGCGTTTGAGCAATGCTTGCATTAGCATCAATCCTTCCAAACTCCAAATCTTCTTTATAGTAAAGAACAAGCGTATCAGCACTGATTCCTAATTTTGAAGCAATATCTTCGTGAGTAATGCCAACAGCAGAAAGAGTCCTAGCGATCTTTTTGTTTTCATCTGTTACAACATGGCGTGGTCGTCCCATTTTCTTTTCAGACATTTTCTAACTCCGAATTAGTTAACAACTCTGCTTTCTTTCCGGTGAAATCTTCCCAACGCTTAACAATCACATCGCAATATTTTGGGTCTAGCTCCATAAGTCTAGCGTGTCTGTTAAGTTTCTCACAGGCAATAAGTGTCGTTCCTGTTCCCCCAAAACAATCAGCAACAATGGATTTTTTGTTTGTGAAATTTTCTATTGCCCATAATGGAAAATCAACTGGGAATGTAGCTGCATGAACTTTTGAAAATTCGTTGTTTCTATTTGGCTTTCCATCATAAACATTCTTAACATTGCCACGAAAGTTTGCACCAGGTATTGCTCTAGATGGATTTTCTAGTTGTGACAAAAAAATGATGTATTCAAAACAAGAATTCATCACATTTGATGCCATTGCCGGTGCGCCATGACCTTTGTTCCAGATTGCCATATCAACAAAATGATTTTTATATTTGTTAAGGTATTCTAGAAAAGCAATCTTATTCCCTGCAAGTTGTTGGATGTTTATTGCCATGCATTTGCTGCTCCACATCCATGCATTTGTAAATGAACACAGAAAGTCTAAATAATCATCTTGTTTTTTATCATCTTTGTACGTTGCATACTTATTGTCTGTTGTATGTGTGTTACCTGATAATGCCTCAGACTTTCCAGCATTGTAAGGAGGTGAAGTAAAAAGAAAATCTATTTCATCTTCATCAAGCAACAAACTTACATTGTCAACATCTGTGCAATCACCACACATCAATCGATGGTTGCCTAGCTTATAAATGTCGCCAAGTTTGGTTTTAGGCTCCTCCGGTGTCTCCGGTACAGCATCCTCATCAGTTAAGCCTTCGACAACTTCATGTTCTAACAGAGCGTCAATTTCTTTAGGATCAAATCCCAATATATCTAAAGCAAAACCATCGGCTAACAGATCGTTAAGTTCAATTGTCAGCATTTCATTGTCCCACCCTGCGTTTAGCGCCAGGCGGTTGTCGGCAATGATGTAAGCCTTCTTTTGGGTTTCTGTCAGTTCAGCTAACTCAATTACTGGAACTTGAGTGTGTCCTAACTTACGAGCAGCTGCCAGCCTTCCGTGACCAGCAATGATGCCGTTATCACCATCCACAAGGATTGGATTAGTCCAGCCAAATTCTTTGATTGATGCAGCTATCTGAGCGACTTGTTCGTCAGAATGTGTGCGTGAGTTCCTTGCATAAGGAATCAACGTGGCAATTTCTCGCCACTCTAATTTTCGTTCCACAGCAATTCCTTTCGGCTCGTTGCTTTTGTTAAGATAATTCTATTTTACCACTTAACGCGATTGCTCCAGTACGCTGCACTCATCTTGCCCTTAGCGATGTTCTCTGCGTGTCGAGCCTTGAATGCTTCGTTTCTTTTCGTTCCGTCCGGTGAACCCTTAACACCTTGCTGACCAAAGCGAATCAACTTAACCTCGTCACCTGACTTAGCCAATACTGCATGACTTTTAGTAGGATGATTCGGTGTTCTCTTGGGTTTGTTGTACCCAGAGAATTGTTCACTTCCGCGCTTAATCATGTTCACCTCGGAATGAAGATGTTGTCTGAGATTACCCTCTCAGCGAAATAGTAACCCCAATCCTGGATCATTATAGCGATTTCGGCGTCTGTCATGCCGTTTTTTCCGAGCCTCTTTTGCTCAATAATGATGACAGGTTTACATCTTTGGATGGTTTGATATGCGCCCTTTAGAGCGTTTTCTTCAAAGCCCTCTACATCGAGCTGGATCAGGTCACAATCTATTCCTAGAGAGTCAATAGTGACCATTGGGATGCCTTCTTGGGCTTCCTCAATCTGCATTGCTCCCCAGTTCTCAGCTTCTCCGTTTACTGACTTACAGTAACCCATTCGGTCACTCAGTCCTGCCTTGGTCATGTTGACGTTTGGCTCAGTCACGTTTCTTATCAGACATTCCCAATTTAAGTCGTTGGGTTCAAATGTGTAAACTTTCTCAAATAGGGCAGCATAAGCACGAATCCACACCCCACAGTTCGCTCCTGCCTGGATGATTGTTCCACGCTTGGGAACCCACTTTAAAAGTTCTGGCAGGGCTTGAATCTCACGGGGAATCCATTTCCACGCCTCTACATCGTCTTTGACCCACCACCATCCGTCTCTCAGTTCAATCAATTCCTTCATATCCACGAGTTGATCCCCAGAATTGTGTGGCGAAACAGTGTCCATTGCCTTTGTAAATCTTTCCTGAGAAGTGATGTTTCGTGAAATAGTGAGTAGGATAAACAGTTAAGTCATAGCCCGTTTCTCTGAAAACTTCCGTGATATGTGCGGGTCCGGTTGTCTCCCAAGCCCGTTTATCAATCACTGAGGCTTTCTTTTGAAGTCGGTTTATACATTCCCCAAAGAACGGATTTCCTTTTTCCGATCCCATTACAGAGACGTTAATCAACCCAGGACGCATAATTTCCTGTTCCCAATGGGCGAATGCGGAGGGTTTGAGTAACCAGTCCTCTAAAGGACTGAGACAGACAGAATCAGCGTCTAGTGTGATTCCACCCTCGTTATAGAGGATTTCATATCTCATCATGTCTGCTACCCCACAAAGTTCGTGAGACAGCATTGATTGCATATGAGTGGCGTTAAACCAAGGTTGTTTTAGTTCCTCGTTGCCCCAAATCTTGATCTCGTAATCAGGATTTAAGTCTCGCCATGTCTGGATACATTTATCAGGTCGTTTGGACTCGTCTCCTATCCAAACAAAGTGTAGTTTTTTTGGTATCACTTCTTTTTCATAACCTTACGGGCTTCTGACAAAGCAATGGCGATTCCTTGTTTAGGATTCTTGACTACTTTTCCACCTTTACCAGAATGAAGCGTTCCAGTTTTGAATTCGTGCATTACTTTGCCGACTTTTTTCTCTCCTGCTTTAGTCATCTTCATTTTCTTCCCCTTTCATGTCTTTTTCCCACTCTTTACACACTCGGAGATTGTGACAAACGAACTCAAATTTATGGCAGAAACCACGTCCACCACCGTCTTTGTCGTATTCGTCTTGTTTGACGACTTCCATAGCTTCTAAAGTTTCTGGCTTGTCATCAAAGTATTCACAATTTGCACAGAGTCTGCGCCGTGCTTGATCTGGAGAGATTCGCCATTCATTTGCCAATGCTCTCCAAAACTCTGAGTTTGAACCTTCAGTTTTTTCAGGTCCAAGCATTTGAGTTTCCATGAGAGTCTCACGCATCTTTGCATTGGATTCCGTTGTCAAACCTTCAATGACAGGCTTTTCTTCAGCCTCTTGAATTTCAACAACAATTTCAGCAGCGGGAGCTAGTAAACCAGACATATAAACTCCAAAAAGATGGGGGACACAGCCCCCAACTGGGGAAGGCAACCGCGGGAGAACACGGGGCCGCCACTCTGCCTGATCTCACACCCTGGACCCCGCGAGCCCAGAACAGCACCACACATAAAAAGCACAA